AATGAAGTATATGACCCGTTAATACACCGTAGAATTAACGATATAAACGAGAAAAGACGTACCGCAAATAAAGTATGGTGGTATATCATGGGCGAGGGATTGCCTGTTTCTCGTGAAGGAGCTATCTTTGCAGATGCTGATTGGGTAGATGAATTTCCGAATATAGGCTTTGACGATGTGATACTTTCGATGGATTTTGGGTATCAGTGTTTCGATGGTGATACTAAAATAACAACAATAGATGGACACAAAAAAATAAAAGATATTAAAGTTGGAGATTTAGTGCTTACTCAAAACGGATATAACAAAGTATTGAAATTACATGATAATGGAATTAAAGAAGTAATTGAAAAAAATATCGAATTAGATTTTGGATATAGAAAAATAATTTGTACCTTTGACCATAAATTTAAAACAAATAAAGAATGGAAACAATTCAAAGATTTACAAAAAGGGGACAAATTAGTTACGAATGTGAGTTTAACGGAGAAAAGTATCATAGATACCCACACGGAAAGCACCCAAACTATTTTTTCGGAACAAGTGGAAAAAAAAGGCTTCACAGAGAGATTTGGAAATCACATTATGGAGAAATACCAAAAGGTAAGCAAATTCATCACATTGATTTTAATGCGCTTAATAACGATATTTCAAACCTTATGCTTGTTACAAATTCGGAACATCATAAAATACATGGCGTTAAGCAAATTGACAATTCAAACTCATTCTCAAAAGAGAATTGGAATGAAAGACGCACTATTGTATTGGAAAAACTTGAATCAGAAACAAGGGTCTGTGGAAGTTGCGGTAAAGATTATACTCCTACAAATACTCATCAAAAGTATTGCACTCATAAATGTTATCATAAATACCAATATACTGCTGCTGAATTTAATGAAACATATTTGTGTGAATGGTGTGGTGGCACTTTCCAGCGCAATAAATATCTTAAACAAAAGACTTGCTCAAAGCAATGCACATATAGCTTATCAGGAAGTAAAAAGCGTGAACGAAGTATCGAAGCGAAAAGTAAATGTATATGATTTAGAGGTCGAAAACGAGCATAACTACTTTGCTAATGACATATTAGTTCACAATTGCGATAACACTACCTTAATTCGTAGCGGGCGTATTGGTTTAGAAGCATGGATTGAAGCATTAGCTTGTCAACCAACAAATACCCCCGAAATTACCTTTAATTTGATTGAACCACAACTAAAAAAGGAAATTGAGCGTAGGAAAGCGGAAGGAGTTACTTCGGAAGAGCTTTGGATATGCTGTGAGAGCCAAGACAGATACGGAACGGACACATGGGTATCATCTTTGAATGAGATAGCCAATATCAAAGGATATAATTGGAATTTCTTTAAGATAGAGAAAAAATCTATTTTGGCAGGTGTTGAGATAATGAAAAAGTTCAAATTACACTTGGTAGAGCAGAAAGTTTCGAATGGTAAACTATCCCGCTTTAGACAAGAGCAGCAAAACTATATGTACCGAGTTATAAATGGTGAAAGTACCAACGAACCAGACCCACAAAGCAAATGGTGCGATATATGGGATGGTGCAAGATACGGTTTTCAACACTACTTTTTAAATGTTAATTAATACTAAAATCAATTATTTTCTATTGTTTTGTTGATTTTATAGAAAATTGTTATATATTTGCACACAAAATAGAATGAATCTATGAATATATTTGGGCTAAGCATTGAATTTGCATCTACAAAGAACGGTGTTGTTGAGTTAAATCCGAACCGATACGATGGTTGGGGTGAAGATACGACACAATACTTCATAGATTGTTCAACAATTCATGGTAGGTCGAGAGCGTATCGAGAATGTGATGTTGTACGTACTGTAATCGGTAAATCTTCCAATGCCATTGCTAATTTAAAGGTTTGGGCTTTGGACGAAAACGGAAAACAAGTAAACACACCAAAATCGAAAGAGATTTTAGCAAAACTTGATAGACCGAACCCGAAAGAGGATTTTAAACGCTTTTTCCGTAAATTAGACTTATATTGTAAGCTACACGGCAAAGCATACGTTAAGAAAGAGTACAGTAAGCTATTTAACGAATATAACTACTATGTTATTCCGAATGAGTTTGTAACAGAGCTTTATTTGAACGAAACAGATGCGTTATTCAATCGAAAAGTAGATAAATATCTTGTAAACGATGGCACAAGCAATATAGAGTTATTGCCGAAAGATGTACATATTTTCTATGATGGCACATTACACGAAGGACTACCTTACGAAGCAATCGGTGGTAGCCGGTTTGAATCGCTTTCAGAGGTTATTTCGACCTATATAGTACTTTGGGAAGTACTTACTGAAATGTACGGTGATAGTGGAGCAAGAAACATTATATCAATGGGTGTTAAGGATGCTGCAATGGCTGGCTTACCTGCACTTAAAACTGAAAAGGCATCACTTTACACTGCATTAAAAGGTTTTGGGAACAGAAGGAAACAAGATAAGAACCTTGTTATTTCAACCGATGCAAAAGTAAGTCCTTTGACTGCCAAAATGTCTGAAATGGAGTTTTCAAACATTATTATCGAATGTAAGAAAGCTATTGCAAATGCTCTTGACTGCCCTGCTGTATTGCTCGATGTGGAGAGCGCACGTTATAAAAATACTACCGAAGCGATAAAGGTGTT